ATGGGGGTGCGCGCCTGCAAAGGCAAATCGATATACTGGCCGACGAGGTGACGCGCCTAAAGAACAAGAGGCCTAAGAAGAAGGGGAGTTAGGCTATGGTTACCGCCAAAATCTTTGGTCTCCTGTTCACTTCCCTGTGGAACAAGGAGATTGACTACGACACTGACATCATCAAGGTCATGCTCACGACCGCGACCTACGTGCCCAACCAGGACACACACGACTACAAGGACGATGTCACCAACGAGGTCTCGGGGACAGGCTACACAGCCACGGGCGAAGCGCTGACCTCCAAGACCGTCACCTACACAGCCGGCACCAACAAGCACGTCCTGGACGCCGCCGACACGACTTGGGCCACGTCCACGATTACGGCCCGCATTGCCGTCATCTACGACTCGTCGCCAGCGACAGACCCGACCCGCCCGCTCATATCCTATCAGGACTTCATAACCGACCAGAGTTCATCCGGTGGCGACTTCACTATCCAGTGGAACGCCTCGGGCATCATCGAAATCACAGTAGCCTAGGAGGATGACGATGGATGCAACAGTCAAAAGCCTAAAGGCACTGGCACAGGAGCCTGGTGCTCTCCGTATTATCACCAATGAGTGTGCGCCGAAGGCTTGCAACGCCAGTGGCCACGACGAGAGCCTGTTTAAGCTGACCGACCCTCGTCACTTCATTGTCCATGATGTTGTGCGGCTAGAGGGGCCGAACAGTCGTGGGCAGTTCAAGGCGCACAGCGCCGAAGGTGACTGGTGCCAAGGTCAACCCGAGGCCGTGCTTGCGCGTTTATTGGAGGCCGGTGGCGCTAACCTAGCGGCCGACTTAGGACGCTAAGTGGCGAACCCCGCCGCTGAGGCTCGCGCTAAGGTAAAGGCGCCCCTGGTGCTGGTGACGCCGGAATAGTTATTCTCTATCAGGATTAGAATGAGAACATAGACATGGCTGCGCCAACAGTAGATGCTACCAATACCTCTATACACGACAGCGACGTAACAAGTCATACAGTTAGCCTGCCTGCGGGAATTAGTTCAGGCGATCTCCTCATAGTTATCTTTGCAGTAGATGCTAACCCAGGAGTCACTTGGCCTGGAGGCTGGACGGAGATTGCAGAGGTGCTCCAAGAGGCGCAGGTAACCCTAGCCGTTGCCTATCGACAGGCTGATGGAGGAGAAGGAGCTACTATTATTGTCACCTCTGGAACCGCTCAGATGTCTGCCCACACTACCTACAAGATAAGTGGGCACGAAAACCCCGCAACCCAAGCGCCTGAACTCAGTACCGGAGCCAACGGGTTTGGAGTTAACCCTGATCCCGATTCCCTGTCGCCAACTGGGGGCTCGAAGGATTATCTATGGCTCGCCGTACACGCACACGATGGTACTAGATCAACCGATGCCTTCCCAACTAACTACACCAACGGGATTAGCACTCAGGGGGTTAATGGGGGAAGCGCGGGGGCTGGGAGTGCTGAACGCCAGCTTACGGCAGCGGCAGAAGACCCTGGAGCCTTCACAATTAGTGCTAGTGAGCAGTGGGCAGCCGCTACTGTTGCGGTGCATCCGGTGGGCGCGGGCGGCGTCACCGTCCTCGCAGCCCTGGCGACGGCCACCGCACTAGGCTACGCAGCCGTCATTACAACGGGTCTGGTTGTTGCGGCCGCCCTGGCGACAGCTACGGCCCTGTCTCTCACGGCAAAGCATATCAACACCATCAAGGCGGCAGTTGCTACAGCCGTGACTCAGTCTTACGCGGCCACCATCAGTGGTGCGGCAAGGATACTTGCTGTCCTCACCACGGCGAGTGCCCAGAGCTACGCAGCGACTATCATAGCAGGCGACACCGTCATTGGGGCGGCGCTCGCTACAGCATCAGCATTGTCCTATGCGGCGACCCACCTCAACACCATTCCTGCCGCCATGTCCACTGCTACTGCGGCAAGTTACGCTGCCACTGTATCAGGTGCCACCGTTGTACTAGGTGCCCTAGCCACGGCAACCGCTCAGTCCTATGCCGCGACAGTTTCCGGTGTGGCCTTGGTTGCCGCCGCACTGTCCACTGCGGCAGCCAAGTCCTGGGAGGCAGTCGTTAATCCTGGGGCTGTTGTTGCGGGAGTAGTAGCGACGGCGACGGCTCAGGCACTTGAGGCTGTCGTTACAACTCCCATTTCGGTCATCATGAGGGCCGGTAACGCTTTTGGGGCGGTTCCCGGTGTACTGATGGGAATAGCTCGGGCAGCCCGTGTGCCGCAACGTGGAAGTGCAAGACAGAGCCCTCCACAGGATGAAGGTTCAGGGAGGCAGTAATGTCCGTCACACTCCGGTTCACAGTTGAGGACATTGACAGCAAGATAGAAACCTATGCTGTCATACGAGTATACCGCTCCGATACCCTTGGTGGCACATACTCCAGTATCGGTACGGTGACTCTGGTAGCAGGCACCTTCTACTACTCCTATGAGGATGCCGGTGGTGACCTCAACAAGTGGTACAAATACTCCTTTGACACCCCATCCGAGTCCGAACTATCGCCACCATTCCGCGTCGATGGAGTCACTCGGTTGAGAGGCCGCCAGGCGGCCTTGGCTAAGTACGGAGCCGGCATCGTGCTCGTCTCGGCATCATCGGCCGTAGGCGCCTTCAAGACTGTGGACTACCGCACTGCCACGACACTGTTCAGAGCGGACCGCGGCAAGGGCACCTGGCTCAACCCGTCTACGGGAGCCCAGATCGGCAACCCGAGGCTAATCAAATCCTCGGTTATGAGTTCCTCATTGGCGGACTTCACCGTTGAGCCCGTATGGACGGGGGCTCCAGCGGACGGTGATGAGGCCGAATGGCACTGGCTGGCCGACCCTAAGGTCTGGGACGACGCGCTCAACCGTGGTATGGCGAGGTACTTCTACGCGGACCGTGTGCCGTTGAAGGGCGTGGCTAATGAGGAGGAGTATGACCTCAGTGGCATACCGTGGATTATCGACAAGGACCAGATTTCCGATGTGACCTGGTATCCGACGAGTGGTCTGGATGTCGAGGAGTCCTATGCCGCTAACGGTAAATGGTGGAAGCCCCGCATGGACCGCGAGAAGGTCATCCTAGTCATCTACCCACCTGTTGCATCGACGGTCACGCTGTACCTACATACTGCTAGGCCTATGCCTGCGCTCTACACCGATGCATCCGCTGCTCCGGTGGTTTGTGCTGAGGAGCTAGTAGTGGCGCTGGCATATGATGAGGTGCTAGCCTATCTCAGTCGCCCTGGTCGAGGAGTCGCTGAGGAGCGCCTTACGTGGAAGCGCCAGCGCCTTGACCATGTACCTGAGCTGCGTCACCTACTCTGGAAGCATCGGCCTAAGCTGAGGTATGGTCGGCCCCGTCTGCCATCTCCGCCCGTAGTTCCTAGGCCATTCCAAGCGAGGTAGTCATGGTTAGCAAGGTGAAGCATATAGGCACCATCCGAATCGGGTCCGCGGACTACAAGCTCGCCGAGACCGATGAACAGCCGGCTTGGCAGAAGCAATACCTTCATGAGCCACCCTGGTCTGAGGGCCTGCCACCTATGCTGTCAGAGCCGCAAGAGACGTGGCATTTGGGAGGGCTAAAGTCCAAGCCGGGGATACCAGGAACCTCTGAATACGGGCAGAATACGGATACTAGATTTCCCTTTAGGCTCTTGCCTGGACCTGAGTGGGTAAGTGTGTCACTCCTAGGTAGTGTCTCTAATCCTACACGAATTTTCGAGGCTCTTGGTTACATCTGGGTTGTCTGCGGTAGGCGCATATTCAGGATAGACCCGTCCGACGACACTGTAGTAGAGTCCAAGAACTTTGGTGCCGGTGGCACTTTAGGGGTTGACGGTATGAAGTGGGAGGATGACACGGGCCTAGTAACTACAAACGATGCCGACCAGTCTCTCTGGGAGGTCACCGCTATAGGCACTCCCGACACCTGGGCGCAGGCAGCAGCAGGTGTCAAGCCTTATAGATTAGCAGCCGGCATCGACCGAATGTTCGGTGTGCAGTCGGATGGCCTGCTGAGGAACGTGGTCTCGGGTCTAGACCCTCTGACAGCTATCAACTGGTCCGACAGGATTCAGTGTGGTGAGACCTCTACTAAGCCCACTGGCATAGCGGCTTTCGAGAAGACTGTACTGGTAGGTAAGCCCGAGGGCCTATTCTCAGTGAGCCCTGAAGGTAAGGGGGTACCTCTCATTAAGCGCATGATGAGGGATGACGACAACTGCAAGGGTATGCGTATACATGAGCCCTATGCTATCATACCTCATAGTCGAGGGGTATACAGGTTCCTTCCAGGCCTGGTAGAAAGCATAGGCCTGGAGAAGGAACTTATGAATGAGAGTCCTATTGCAGGTAGGTTCAAGGATTTCGTCACCGACAACCAGTGGCTCCGTGGGCTTCTGTCAGTAGGATCTCATACCTACATCATGGTGGCTAGAGACAGGACCAGTGGGGAGCCTGGCTTTGGACCTATGATTTGGGACACTTGGGTATTCCTCCCCAATGCTATCTGTCAGACTATGCACTTGTCGTCTCTCTCCTCATCCCCAAGGATGTGGTTTGGGCGTAACAACGACGTAGCCTACATTAGGCTATCCGATGCGGCGGGTGCTCCGGACGTTGAAGACTCTTCTTACCGTTTCTCCACTTCAGGTACGCGCTTCACTCATCGGTACACGTTCGGCGACTGGAGGGATAAGGATTATCCTAAGATCGTTGTAGTCGGCAAAGGTACTTTGTCAGCAGCTAGGTACTGGAATGTGTTCTTTAGCGTTGACGGAGGGGCGTTCTCCTCTACTGATATAGAGGGCAATACCATGAGGGTAAACTCCGATGGGTTACATACATTTTATTTGCCACTAACTGCTGTAGGTAGGGAGATACAGTACCGCTTTGATCTTATAGGGGACTCCAATACTGCTCCTCCTGAGATAAGCTACTTTGAGCCATTTGCGGTGCCTCAGAGCCGTAAGATACCTATTAACGTCATACAGTTACACCTGTCCCGAGACTCCACGTATGACATTGGACAGGAAGCTCGCTCGGCGGCCGAGCAGTTAAGCGACCTGACCGCGCTAGATAAGTCACCCTCTCCATTGAAGGCTAGCGGTCCTTGGGGAGAGGACAAGGATGTGTGGATGAAGCACCTCCGTGTCGTGAGTGTAATACAGGAGCCCGACATGGAACCTGAGTACCTAGTCGAATTGGCGTTGCAGGAGCGGAAGGCATCCTAATGGTACAGGAAGACTCGGCCCTCGCTGGCAAGGTAGCTGCGATGGACCGCCGTATCAAGGACCTTGAGAGGCTATTGACTCTGGGCCTGGTAGGTGGCGACGTTGAGGCAACGCTCCAACAGCATACCATCCTCCTAGGGAGACTAATCGGGGACGATACTCTAGGTAATGTCCTGATGGGGCCGTTTCCGAGTGCTTCGTCAGCACAAACGCTTAGGCGGGACGACGGCGCCTTCTACCAGAGCGGCTCGATCGGGGTGTATCCGTTGGCCTCCACCCTTGGGGTGTCTCAGGACATCCTGTATGCTACTCCGTTCTACATGCCTGCGACGCCTAACTTCATGGATGAGATTGCCATTGAGGTCTCAACCATAAACGTCGGTGGCGCCGGCAACGCCCGTCTGGGTATTTACGAGGATGCCGGAGGCATCTATCCTGGAAAGTTAATCAAGGACGCCGGGACTACTATTACAGGCTTGCTAGGCGATCATAAGCTAACCGTGAACGAATCCACGCCTAGAGGCCTCAAGTGGCTGGTCGTAGTATTCGATGTAGCGGTCGAACTTAGGACAACAGCCGTGACACAGAACGCAGGTAGCTGGGCTATGCTAGGGTCACTTGCCACTAACCTCAACTCCCTAATGATTGGGTTCCAGGCGAGCTTTAGCTACGCGGCTCTGCCTGAGATGTTCCCCGCAGGCGGCTCAAAGCAAGGCTCGCTGCCTATCTTGTATTTAAGTTTCAAGCCAGGTGGCTGGTCATAGGAGGTAACTTGTGAGGTTCACTAAGCAAGACGCCCTGACGTTCGGGTTGGGGCTTGGCGCGGCACTTATCATTGTGCTAGGCGAGGCGCTCATCAGACTCGAGGAGAGCATCGTCATCGACTTGTCGGTCTGGGCACGGGACCTACTGGTGGGATTCGCGGGCGCCGTTGGGCGCTACCTAGTGACCCGTGTGCCTGAGATGCTAACCCGTAACTATCCACATGGAAGGGAGTAGGCCATGACCCTTATGCGCGTTCTCGACGGTTCAGCTTGGACTCGGGAGATTGCTCCATCGGTGTGGCCGGCTCTGAGGTCTGCTGGCATCCGCATGTACATACCTCAGATACACGGGAGCGGTCCAGACGGAGGTGGTCTGAACCCCTACCTCAAGCAGCATGTTGAGGGGGCATTGGCCGCTGACATCATCGTTCCTACGGGCTATACCTGGCCATCATGGAAGTGGCCTGAGTCGGTAGCTTACTGGCAGAAGGAACTATCAATACCTCTACTCGGCATATGGCTGGACGTTGAGGCTGGCGCTGGTGTGCATCCCGACCAGATCGATGACCTGCGCAACCGTAACATCGTACCTGGTATCTATGCGAGCCGCCACTCCTGGTCGAGCATCATGGGTGCGGACACACAGTTCTCCGATGTGCCTCTGTGGGTCGCTCATTACCGCCCAGGCCCCTGGCCTACGGAACTACAGGAGGACGATCTACCCTACTTGCCTAACAGCTGGCCTCGAGAGCTCGTAGCAGGTTGGCAGTGGCTAGGTACGACTACCCTACAAGACGAGCAGTTCGACCTTAATGTGTTCAGTGAGGCGTTCGTTCAGGGGCTGTACAAGGCCGTGCCCGCCCCACCAGTCGAGGAGGGACTAACCGTGGAACAGTACGATGAGCTACAGGGACAGATACGTGCCCTGACCGGTCGAGTGGCCGAGAACGAGAAGGACATAGCCACCCTACAGAAGCAGCCGACGCCTGTGCCGGCCCCTGCCCCAACACCGCCTAGCCGAAACCACGTCATCGTGAAGCCCGGAGATACGGCCGGTAAGTGGTTCAAGCGTGAGGCCGACCTGATACGCCTGAACAAGAACTTCCGTGACATTGCCTATGGCCAAGACGGGCATATCATCCGGCGGTTCACGCCTCGCCGTGACTGGAACTTCATCATACCTGACGAGCGCCTGTTCACCAGCTAGCGCCAGGTAGCACTCTGGTAGGTCTTGAACGGTGTGTCGATACTAGGGTGGACGTGTGCTAGTTCCTCGGGGAAATCTACAGCTCCGTCGCAGAGCAATTCGTCGTGGACTTGTAGGGCTTGGTCCATACCGAGCTCGTCGCATAGGAGCATCTGCCTCTTAACGGCATCTGCCGCACTCCCCTGGGCACCATAGTTCCTGGCGCATCGGCCTATGTGACCTATAGTAGCCCTATCCATGCCAGGCAGTCTACACTTGCGTCCGAACACCGTCTTGACATACCCTTCGTATGGCCCTTCTCGGGCCTGTGCCTCCAACCATGCGGCTAGTACGTGGTACAAGGCGAGCCACTCGTCCGCGTACTTCCCGACTACGGCCTTGGACAGTCCCGAACTCCTAGCTAGAGCATAGACTCCGCCACCGAACGTCATCTCGAAGTTGAACACCTTGACTCGGCGCCGTACCTCCTTGTCGTCCAGGGACGTGTTAGGCCATAGCTTCATCTGCGTAGCCGCATGAATGTCATCCCCGTCCTCATAGGCCTTGAGCATCACGGGGTCGCCCGAGAGGTGCGCCAGCATCCGCATCTCAATCTGAGAATCGTCGAGGCTAGACCAAATGCCGGAGTCTGGTGCAAATATCTCCCGCATGATGCCTGGTATGTTCTGGAGATTGCGGTCCATCGACTTGAGCCGCCCTGTGGACGTATCCAGGTACAGATGAGTATAGGCGCGCTCATGAGGATGGGCTATACCGTCTTCGTCCAGGCCTAACCAAGGCACAACATAGTTGCTTTTGAGTTTGGTAACGCTTCGGTGCTTAAGGACGATGATTGCCATAGGGTCATCTAGGCCCTTAAGTACGTCATTGCCCGTCTTGAGTTGCCGCTTAGACTTGGTGAACGGCAAGAAGCTCCCCCTGGCCGCTAGTGTGAATCCTACCTGCTGTGGACTGCCAGGGTTGAACCCTTCCTTCTCACAGACACCTTCAAGGAAGACCTGCTCCTCGGATAGCTTCTTGTACCAGGACCTCAGTAGGTCGGGGCGGAGTAGGATACCACGCTGTGACATTCGCATCAGCAGAGGCATAACGCGAATGTCTACCTGGTAGCACTCTTTCATCGCCTGGGTCACCGTGTGGCTTGTGGGCTCTCCTGAGCTATATCCAGATACGATATTGGGGGCATGGCTCCATGTATGGGCGTCCGCACTCCACCACGCATCCGCGCCCATTTTGTCGTATACGCGATAGGTGGCAAGGCAGTCCTTCATACATTTGCGGGCGGTGACGGACTGCGGTATATCCAGCATGGTGCAGTCCTTAGGCAGTATGTCCGGGATGGACTGTATCTCGTAGGATACATACTCCCTTGCCATGTCCTGTAGCACGACCGATGGTAGTCCTTGTACATGGCCCATTGTGGCGGTGTCAGCCATGATAGGTCGGCGCTTTGGTCCTACAAATGTCGGTCCGATGAACTCGATGAGGCCAGGAGCTAACGGTGCGGTGCCCCCAAGGTAATACTCCAGTATAGCGGTCAAGTCGTAGAGGGCGTTATGGAATACCTTGAGCGATGCACCCGCTAGGAGCTTCCATGCGAGACGAAGGTGCTTGGATGGTACGGGCCGCGTTGGGAAGTATACGGCCTCATGATCGTTGAGGGCAAATCCTATCCCAATGCACCGGCGATCTTTAAGGCTGACAGTCTCGGTGTCGATTGCGATAACGGGAGGCGTCTCCTCTAGTCGGGCGAGGAGCTGTTCCTCATCGTAATCGTGAGGACCTAGATAGGCAAGATTAGCCAAGGTCAATACCTGACAAGTCTATACGGATGGATGAGCCTCTCATGCGCCTACACACCTGGTCGTACTCGTCCCAGCCTAATTCGTTGAGGACGAACCACTGGCCGACCTCTCGACATACGCCCTCGCCTCCATTCATAGGTGTGCCGTTGGCTGCGTAGGGCAGTATGTCGAATATGCAGAAACCGTCCATGTCCTGAAAGTCGAACCGTTGTAGCTTGTAGTCCGACGTGTCGGTGTATGGGACTATGAAGCCGATCTCGACCGTGCCCTGCCACTTATCAGGCATGTGGGCGTCCCTCCGGAGGTATGGGTGCCGCAAGTAGGTTGACACCTTGGCGGCTCCTGTCGACGGCCTCCTCTAGGGCCTCAAGTTGCCACTTTGTAAGGTCGGCCTTGGAGATGGACCGACGCCTAGTAGCGGCGATCTTCTTCTCCAGGTTCTTCCATGCCATGCCGTATACGTCCATGACTATCTCCTTGCCATACGTCGAACTAACTCCTGGCTGCTGACTATACGGGCCTTCCCCCGTAACCATGCTAAGTTCTTGAGCCGTGCTGTTGGAAGGTCATAGTGAGGGTGCCCTTTTCGAACACCGTGGAACCGCCACCTAGGTATGCCTATGAGACTACATAGGTAGTGCAGCTCACCTACGTCCAGGTCACTAACCAGGTGCCCTCGCTTGTCCAGTAGAAGCATCAGGGATTCTCCCTATGTGATGTGTCCACGAACTCGTCGGCTTCCTTAAGCTCCTCAAGTGCCTTCTTCATCCTACCGATAAGAGTCGACATGTTGCCTATGGTCTTCGTGGCTAATACCTTCTGTGCAAACCTCTCAGCCTGGAAGTGCCCGTTCTCTCGTAGCTGTTCAACCAAGGCAGCCGCGTACTGCTCCTGCTTGTAGGTCGGAGCAGGTTCGGGGCTTCGTAGGTCAGGCTTATCCACGACCCTCAGTGTCCTTCTCGGCATGTGTCAGGGCTACGATAGTGCCTCGGGCATTCTTCAGGTCAGGGAACCAACACGGTCCTATAAGCACCGGTGCCTCGATGTACTTCCGCTTCAACCACCGAAACACGTAGTCCGCAACGGATGAACACTCGGGTATGTCCTTGTTGCTGGTTCTACCCTTCGGCTCAAACGATACCCCTATCATCTTCTCGCAAAGGTCATCAAGAGGCACCCCCACCTGCAACAACATACTTGACCAGATGCCCAGGATGTCCAGCAGCCCTCGTAGCGTTGAGCCAACCTTGCCCACCTTGAGGAACAGTTCCCCTGGCTGGCCGTTGGGATACAGACCGACTATGATGTATAGATCCGTACTCCAGTCAATCGTAACACGGTGCGTGACGGATGCCCGCTCGTCCGGGAGCCTTCGCCTGATAGCACGGCTCTCCATTAGTCGCGCTCACCTTGGGCTACCTGCTCCATCGTCTCACGGTGGCGCTCCTCACCTAGAGCAATCGTCTCAGGCCAGGAGAAGCCTAGCTCGTTCACCAGTAGGCGCAGTTGTATACTTGCGTCGGCAACCGCTGCTCGGGCCTCACCATAGTAGGCCTTGGAGCTTGAGGTGCCGCCCTTAACAGATGCAACCGCATCGCAATGGCTGATGCGGTAGACGGCCTTCTGCGCGTCACCTACCTGGTAGCCCAGGCACAGAGCTATTCGCTCCGCTGTGACCATGTTGCCTAGGACCTTCAAGGCCCTCATCCTTATGTCAGCTATCTTTTCCATTACAACCTCCAAGCTATAAGAGCGAGCAAGGCAATTGCTCCCCCTATGAAACCCGACGTGAGCATCAGTACAAACAGGCGCTCACCGAACCGGCCAGGGCCGGATAGGGTACCCGTAACGATGGCTGTGGTGAACACGGTGAACAGAACTATAGCAGCCTCGATCATCAGGTTCTCCTTCTACACTCGCACGGTTGGGCATACGCTAGGTAGGTCTTAGCTCGAGGCTTCCACAGCCAGAGGATAGTCCAGTGTCGTCCGCACCTCCGACATGTAGGCCCATCCATGCCTAGACCCGCCTGAATATCAATATGTCCTCGTCGTCTACCGTCTTGATGCCCTTGGCACGGGCCGGCGCACGGTAACTTGAGAACGGCATCTCCCATTTATGCCAGGACTCCAGCTTAAAGCCGTTACGCTGAGCCTGTCTTATAATCTTCTCGGATAGCATCAACCTCCTTCCCGCTTGCATTGCGTCCTTGCTGATGATTGCCATAGGCGCATCGGGGACTAATCTCTGGTGTAGGCGTTGGTATACCTTAGTCATGCCGTGCTCGAAGAAGAACGGGTTGAGCCGACCGAGGTTCTGCGGGCTGGCCTGCTTACCGCCGTACGCGGCGATCACATCAGGCGTGATACGGTCACTGGCCCCCGTTCGTGTCTCGCCGCCACTACTTAGGATGTTAGAGTAAGGCGGGCTGAATATGGCGGCGTCACAGAGGAAGCCGAGGTCCTTTATCCTTTGCCTGCAATCGCCCTGTACGATGGTCAGCTTGCCGCTTATGTCCATAGGTGGGTCGCCCTCAAACCACAGTGCCCGAGTCCTCTCAAGCGTCTCTATGAACGGAGGCTCGATGTCGATGAGGACTACATTGCGCCCTTCCAGCAAGGCGATCATCAGAGTCCCCGTACCAGCGAACGGGTCTATGATGGTGTCCCCCGGCTCGCTGAGGTACCGCACAAGCTCCTGGATTAGGAACATGTTGGCCTTAGCCGGATGATCGAACACCTCTTGAGGGAACAACTGCTTCCGCCACATGACATCTCGCGGGAACAGGATTAGGTCCTGCTGACCGACCTGTCTGCGCTCGTATTGAGGTGCGAATGTCTCAGGCATCGGTTCTCCCTACCCTCCTTAAAAGCTGCTGCGCCGTGCGTATACCAATTCCCTCCACCACCGCTAGGTCGGCGGGCGATGCCTTAAGTACATGCCACACCGTACCAAACTTTGCAATCAGGGCCTGGGCGCGCACCTCACCTATACCACTGCCGAGACTAATCAGTCCCTGTACCTGAGGATTTGGGTGCCAGTCTATCGCCTTGAGGTAGCGCTCAAAGGTGCGATGGCTCTCCTTCTGGTCGGACTTGTAGAAGGCCGTCAGCATCCGTGCCGTACACACCATGTTAGGCGCAAAGTACACCTCAAGGAACTTGCTCACTTGGTACGTCCAGGCATAGATGACCTGCATAGGTAACTTGAACTCACGGCCACAGTGCATGATGCGCTTGTTAGTACGGGACTCATACCAGGTAGTGGTGCCCGTAGGCGTAGGTGTCGCTATGCCCTCCACTATGAGCATCAACCGTATGTCAGGGTGTGCCGCCTTCTGGCGTCTCAGTTGGTCCTCGATGTGGCTGAGGCTGTCCACGCCTAGCACGTCATTGACGGTTTTGCGCTCCGCCTGTGACGGCCCATTGGCACCGTTCCATAGATAGTCCGCGAACCCTTGATCGTTAAGACCGGTCATGGGAACGGCCAGCGCCTGGTTCAGCATGGTGTACATTAGGGCCGGCTCATGGTTGTCCATCATAGGGGAGGTTAGTTTGGTCGGGTCAATGGGTCGAGGCATTGGACTCCTCCCCGAAGGTGTTGAGTACCTCCAGACATATACGGATCATATGCCCGCCTGGTCGGCTGGTTTTCAATAGGCCCTGTTTGATGTAGCGGTACAGGGTAGACTTGTCTACCTTGAGGAAGTCCGCCGCCTCCTCAACTGTGAGCCATGTGCAGGCCATTACTCGGCCCTCCTCACTAGATTGCAGAGCATATCCGGCATCCGTTCGTGGATGGTGACCTTGTAGCAGCGGCCAGGGTAGCGACACACGGACGAGCCTCTGCTTACTATCCTCCAGTGAGCATCCTGCTTGTAGATTAGGTGCATGTGTACCTCACCCATAGGAGGCTCCCAACCCTCGGCGTTTCTGTTGAGATAGTCGGTGTTCGTCTCCTGACCATTCTCACCCGAGCCGAACCCTCGAGGCCTATCACTTGGTATCTGCTTGACCATCAGGCTTCCTCCGATCTAGCTGAATACGGTCACCCGTTGCCATCGCAACCATTCCGGCGATCTTGTCCCAGGAGGGGTCCTCCTGGAATGTGCCCTCGATAGGTAGGCTATAGCCGAACTTCTTGAACTCGCCCTTGACCTGACCTCCGCTCTTTGTGAGCCTGATCGAGATGTCCACGAAGCGGTTGGTGTTAGACAGGCCCTCCAGGATACGCCTACCTGTCAATACCTGCTCCACCTCGCCCTTAGCGTTCGGCTTGCTCGCGCGCTCATCGGTAAGATGGTGGACGGCGATGAGGTTCTTCCTCACACCGGCACCCGTAGTGTAGATGTCGCGGATGGCATCGTTAGGGTTGCCGTACTCAATCTGCAAGAGGCGCTCGCGCATCGGCATCTGCTTACCCTGCACAATGATACGATTACCTCCGGTGTCGTATGCAGCGTTCTGTAGGGTCTCAAGATAGGCGTCCGCCTTCACGCGCCTCGCCACCGTCATCGTGTCTACAACTAAGGTCTTGACCTGGTCGGCCATGAACGCCTTGGCACACATGGCAATGAAGTATGTCCATAGGGTGACATAGCCCTTGACCCGAATCGAGTCCAACTGCACCGGAGGAGGTAGCTCGAATACGGTAATGTCATGCCCCTCCCATAGGCCCGTCTCGCCCTCCATGCGCCCTGACAGCACAGCCTCTGACCGATCATACGGCACATAGTGGATGTCTACGCCGTTAAACAGCTCATTGAACTTGCCACCTAGCATGGCCCTCTCCGCGCCCATGTCGAAGGCAAAGCCTACAATGGGTAGCGGTGCG